GGCTGCATCAACTTCATCGAGGACTGGTGCGACACGTTCGACCCGCGCAACGCTGGCACCGACCGACCGACGCGCATGCCCTTCATTCTGTTCCCCCGGCAGCGAGAGTTTATTGAATTTCTTCATGCGTGCTCGACTGCCGAGGCGCACGGCCTCATCGAGAAGTCGCGCGACATGGGTGCCACTTGGCTCTGCTGCGCGTACTCGGTGTGGAGCTTCCTGTTCGTGCCGGGGTCGAACATAGGGTGGGGCAGTCGCAAGGCGCTGAGCGTCGATCAGATCGGAAATATGAACTCGATCTTCGAGAAGATACGATTCATCCTGCGCACCGTGCCAACGGAGTTCTGGCCCGACGGATTCACCGACGATCACATGTCGTACATGCGCATCCACTCGCCGGGGGGCAACAGCATCACCGGGGAGTCGGGCGACGACATCGGACGTGGTGGCAGGACCGGGACGTTCTTCAAAGATGAGAGTGCTCATTATGAGCACCCCGAGATGATTGAGGCGTCACTAGGTGACAACACGAGGGTGCAGATCGACATCAGCAGCGTGAACGGTCTCGGCAATGTATTTCACCGCAAGCGCGAGGCCGGTACGGAGTGGTCCGGTGGTCCAGTGCAGGCGGGCGTGACTAACGTGTTCGTGATGAGCTGGGAAGATCACCCAGCGAAGAGCACCGAGTGGTACAAGGAGCGCGAGGCCAAGGCTATCACCGAGGGCCTGCTGCACGTGTTCAGGCAGGAGGTCGATCGCAACTACGCTGCTTCAGTGGAGGGTGTAGTCATTCCTGCGGAGTGGGTGACGTCTGCGATCGATGCTCACGTGAAGCTGAAGTTTGAGGAGCATGATAATGATGACGTGTACGCCGGGCTCGACGTTGCGGACGGTGGCGGAGACCGCAACGCTCTCGCCGTTCGCGAGGCCGTCACGCTTCGTTCTGTCGAGCAGTGGGGCGAGCGCGACACCGGAGTCACGACTCGCAGGGCCATCGACGGAGTGCAGAGCTACGTCACCCTCGGTAACAAGGGTAGGGCGATCAGGAAGGTCCACCTCCAGTATGACTGCATCGGCGTCGGCGCTGGCGTGAAGGCTGAGTCGAATCGTCTCGATGACGATGGTGCGATGCCTAGTGGCGTCGAGCTGATTGCGTGGAACGCTGGAGCAGCGGTCCTCGATCCCGACCGCCGCGTGATCGACGGCGATGGTGAGTCGCCGCTGAACAAGGACTTCTACAGGAACCTCAAGGCACAGGCATGGTGGGAGCTGCGACGCAGATTCGAGCGCACACATCGCGCAGTCACTGACCCAAAGTTTACGTGGACGCAGGACGAGTTGATCTCGCTGCCGTCCGGCCTGTCACAATTGCGCACGCTGCAGAAGGAGCTGAGCCAACCGACAGCGGGCAAGGACACGCGGATGCGGCTGGTGATCGACAAGCAGCCCGAGGGTACGCGCAGCCCGAATCTCGCGGACGCCGTGGTGATGGCCTACTGGCCCGTCGTCAATACGCTTTATGACTCAAGCATGGATTGGGTGGCATGATCCGGCATCTAGTGAATTGTGGTCGCGTGCACTTTGGTCCGGTGTGCGTGAATGGCGGTCCGACCGGTGGCCCAATCTGCATGTGGTGCGACGCGCCGCTGGACCGTAAGCAGCGTGAGCAGATACAGCGAACGTGGGACACAGTTAAGGAGATATTGCTCCCGCATCGATATCGAAGGGAGCCTCACTGATGTACCTCATGCAGTTCTTTGAGTTCGCGCATCTGCCGCCTCACTTGCAGGAGGTGAGCAAGCGATTCCGTGAACTGGCGATGTACATCTACGTAGGGATCCCAGACAATCCGGAGCGCACGGTCGCGCTGCGCAAGTTGCTTGAGGCCAAGGACTGCGCAGTGCGCGCGCGGTTGTTCAAGTGACGCTCGACGGCGTGCTACTTGTAGCAGCTTGGTTGATCCTTATGGCCATAGCAATGTCGCAGCCACGATGATGGCCCACTGGCGCGCGAGGGACGGTAGGATATTGATCCGCGACTCCAACGACGAGTGGCATTGGGTCACGCCAGCTCACACCAAGCGCAGCATGCACAGACTGCTGACGTTGATCGTTGCGATCGTGACCGCGTTGTTCCTGACCGCAGCGCTGCTGCTCGCTTACGCCAAGGCTGACGGCCTCCCGCAGTATGGCGTCAGTTGCGCGGACATCGTGATGATGGCTGCCAAGTTCAAGCTGCACAACACTCTGCTCGGACGCACGCGAGCTAAGATCATAGCTGGTACACTCGGTGTGTACCTCAGCGAAGCCGACATCGAGGCTGCGGCTAGTTGCCTGCCAACCAAAGGTAAACGTTGATGAAGATGCGACCGTGGCCCCTCGGTTACGACAGCATGATCCTGCGCGCTGTGGAGAGTGCCCTGCCTGCGCTGGCTGAACGGTTCGAGCGCACTGAACTCGAAACTAGAATTCGTTGGTACGAACTGAAGGACAGATTCAAGTATGTCCCTGCCGATCGCCGCGTGGATTACACCAATGCTGGCCAACGCAAGAAGATGGTCGAGATGCGTGCGGCTGGAGAGAAGATTGAATATATCGCCATGATAACAGGATTCTCGACGACGTGTGTCTCGAAGCACACGGCGAAAGCCAGGGAACACGCATAAGCACCATGGGACTTCGCAATACCTACGACAGCTTCGTCAATTTCATCACTGGACTGGGGACCAGCAAGGACCCAACGTCCAGCCTTCAGTATCATTACTGCGAGCTGAACCGCAACGACGTCGAGTCCGCCTATCGCTCGAATTGGATCGCGCGCGTGGTGGTCAACGCTCCGGCGGAGGACGCGACCAAGGAGTGGCGTAGTTGGCAGGCCAGTCAGGATGAAATCGAGAAGATCGAGGAGATCGAGAAGTTACACGCAGTGCAGAAGAAGACGCGTCAAGCATTGACGCGTGCCAGACTGTACGGCGGCGCGGCGCTCGTGATAGGCGTCGAGCAGGGCAACATCGACGAGCCGCTCGACCTGGACGCTGTCGGTGAGGGCGACCTCAAGTGGGTCGTGGTCATGAACCGCTACGAGCTGAACGCCGGTCCGCGCATCTTTGACGTGGAGTCGGAGTGGTACACGCGCCCGGAGTACTACACGGTGGCGACGCCGACCGTCGGCGTGGACAGTCGCTACCCGGGGCAGGTCAGCGCGGGCGCGCGCATGCATCCCAGTCGAGTAATCGAGTTCGTTGGCAACGAGCTGCCTGACTGGCGTCTAGCACCGCTGGGCGGCAACTGGGGTGACAGCGTGCTTCAGACGCTGGACGAGACGCTGAAGGACTGGGGCCTGTCGATCGGCGGCATCGCGAACATGATCAACGACGCCAAGATGGACGTGATCAAGATCCCAGAGTTCAGCAAGAAGATCGCCGACGCCAAGTACGCCGCCAATCTGCTGAAGCGATTCAGTACCGCCAACACGATGAAGTCCAACATCAACTCCCTGATCATGGACAAGGAGGAGGAGTGGCAGCGCATCACGACCACGTTCGCCGGTCTTCCTCAGGTTCTCCAGGTGCTGATGCCAATAGTCAGCGCGGCCGGCGGCATTCCAGTGAGCCGGATGATGGGGCAGTCCCCCGGCAAGGGACTCTCGCAGGCGACCAGCGGCGGCGAGTCCGACCTATACAACTACTATGACGGCATCGCGAGCAAGCAGAAGACCGAGTACAGCCCGGCGATGACGCCGCTGGATCAGGTGCTGATTAGATCAGCACTCGGAAGTTATGATCCTTCGATATACTACGACTGGACGCCGCTCTACACGCCTGACCCAGCGGAGATATCGGCTATCTCGCTGCAGAAGGCGCAGACCACGCAGACATACGTCAACATGGGCCTCATCAACGAGGACGTCATGCGCGCGGTCATCATCAATCAGTTGACGGAGGACGGCACCTATCCAGGTCTCGACGACGCGGTCGACGAGTTCGGCGCGGAGCCTGAGGAGCCGGTGACGCCATCGCCGGAAGATGTGCAGGCGCACATCGGCATGATGCAGAAGAGCGCTGGTCAGTTGCAGTCCATTGGCAAGGTTGCTGGGCTTGCGCCGCCTGCACCAAAGCCGACACCATGATGTTCCTCCTCTACCC